TATCCATATCCTCAGGACCTGGATTATTTGGAATATCAGCAAGTTCAGGTGCTTGACGAATTAAACGTGCTGGAATAAACTCCGGTAAATGAAAAATTTTCTTTTCTTCCTTGATTAATAGTGTTAATTTCATGGCTTTTCCTCCTCGTTAATAAAAAAGAGAGAGCTTTTGCTCCCCCTTACTTTCCTGCTGGTGATTGTACTACAGGCTTCTCATACACCTTTTTAAACCAATTATCTCCCACAGCTTTTGTAAATGTAGGTTCATCAGCATCAGCTGTAAATTTAGGCCTATCGTCAAAATCACGCTCAATAAATGAACCTTTGAGTTTCGTTGTTTGGAAGTTAGGCTTATCCTTCTTCGTTTCGCCTTCTTCTTCCTCTTGTGAAAGCTTTCCTTTAAGTAGCCAAACATAACGATACTTATTATTTGCCTTTAAAAAACGGTATCCAATTGCTAGATAGGGCTTTTCACCCTCACGTTTTTCGTCTAATACGCCATCTTTCACTTCTGGATATCCTTCAATGTCTGCTTTAGTTGAAAGCGAAATACTACGAAGTTCGATTTCAACCTCAATTTCACCGTCAGACTCTGCAATTTCTGATTTCTTATTATCGCTCCACATAATCTCCGAAGCTACCTTTTTAGAAGTTTTAATTTTTACAGCGCCTTCCATTTCTTTCACTGCACTATAGTCAACACCTGTTGCATCATCTTTTAATAACTTTGCGTAAACAAGGCTATCTACACCGACGGTTGAACTAATTTTAATTACTTCTCCAGCCATCTATAACTCCACTCCTTTTGCGAATCGCATCGCGTAATGAAAAATTTGTGTATCCTCTTCATATAAATCAGCAATCGCATAGCGTGAAAAACCAATACTTTTCATAATTCCATTCACTTTTTGATGGATTGCTGTTGTACTACCTTTTGACCAAATATCGATTTGAAATGTGATTTCACTTTCACTTTCTTTATTATCCGAAAATCCATCTGGTCTATTGTCTAGTTCAAAAAACGTAATACGCGGAAACTCTTCAGCATTTTTAGCTTTACGATAATAAACACGTTTTCCACCCAATAAAAAAACAAGCTCCTGATTATTTTCAAGAGCTTGCACGATTTCAGGTCGTAAATTTATCATACATTCAACCTCATTTCATTCTTCAAGATGTCTGTCATAGCACGAATTGCCGCTTCTTTTGAAGAATTAAATCCAGGTTCTATAAATGGCTCTGCTGGCATTTTAGAAGTTCCCCATTCTAAGAACTTTCCGTAGAAATAGGGGGAACGATCCGCTTTATCTATACCAATTTTGATTGTTTTTATGCCGCCCTCCATTTTTGCTTTTGTAACCCGTATATTATCAGCCAAATGTTGTCCTGTTCGCCACGGCTCGCTTTTTGTTGCTTTTTTAGGGCTATCACTCCTTGGAGCTATTTCAGAAATAGCTTTTCGAATAGGCTCGCCACCTGCTGCAAGGGCTTTATCTTCAATCTTTTCTCCACGTAAACCCATTTGCTCTAATTCAGATATCAGGCGATCAAAACCTAAAAAATCAACACCATCAGCCATTCATTCCACCACGCTTCCACATGATTGATAAAGTGTGTTTTTCAGTTGGAATAACTGAAACAATGTCATAAATTACGTTCTTATATTTAATCTTCATATCAGCATTCACATCAGCACGATATCGGATTTCTGTTTCACCTTGAATTTCGCTATTAGCTGTCGCTGCTTCAAAGTATTTTCTTCCCTTTAAAAAAATAAAAGAGCCCCATACAGTAAAGGAATCCTTGTAACCTTCTATTGGATCACCGTCCGGGCTCTTTGCTTCCTCGTCTTTCACTTGAAAGGTAAGACGTTTATCTAATTTACCTGGATTCACTTGAATCACCACCACAATATTGCAACTGAACTAATATCGACTGCAAACTAAATGCCAATTGTTCAGCTTTTCCAACCGCTTCACGGTTTTCATGCCAATGAGCAATTAAAATACGAGCTGCTAATTTAGCAAGCTCGCTTTTTAAATCCACATTTTTACTTGTAGCATTTTTAATATATATTTCAGCTGCTTCTACGAAAGATGTAATGAGATCGTCCTCCTCATCCCCATCCACACGAAGATACTTTTTTGCTTCTTCTAATGTTAGTACCAAGAAGAACCCCTCCTACATCATTAAGCTTTGGCCGTAACTGTAATTTGACCATATACAACCGCTTCTGTATCCCATAACGTAACGTCTTCACGTTCAATTGCTCGGAATTCTGTTGTATTACCTCTCCAAGCACTTCCACCCTCTTTTGTCATATCAAGCGATAACTGCTGTCTATCCCATAACACAACTGCTTCTTTCAGGTCCCCAACAATAAATGGTGCTTTACCATCTTTATCTGTAGCAATTGTCTTATTGGATAAAACAATAACTGGCTTTCCTGATAATAGCTTACGTGTTGGATTTGTTGGATCTGGTTGAAGAAGTGGGCGACCATCTTTATCTTCTAATTGATCTAAGTAATTGAATCCATCTTGGTTTGTAATAATGTTTGCTACAGCCGAGAAAGCTGGGTCTAATGTGACATTTAACGCTGTTTTAATGCCTTTATAATCCTTTAAATCAACTTTTGTTAATTTGTTGATTTCTTGTAAAATTAAATAATTACGAGTTGCAATAGATTTCTTCGCAATCCACTGACGTAAATAAGCTTCTAGCGCTTGATCCGTATCGTTTAATAAATCATTTGGTACAGGTAGAAATCCTGCATAATCCTCAATAACATACGGTAAACGATCAAATTGTGGTGAAGCAATTTCTTGCATTGCATTTGGGTTTCCATACTCAGATAATGGAGCGAAAGGTGTAGATGCTGCACGTTTTTCTAATGTGCGAGCTCCCTTATTCGTTGAAACAGGTTGCACATTTACATATTGCTCTAAGTTATCAACCGTTTGTTTTAATTGATTAATCGTTGTCGTAATATCTTCTGGAACAATATAACCTCCGTCTTTACCTGTATTCTCAGATAATGCTGCTTTGTATTCCTGCATAACGCTTGCTTCTTCATGACTTAAATTTTGACCACGGATAGCTTTCATAAACACTTCTTTGTACGATGAATCTTCATTTTTAACTGATGATGGGGGCAAAACTTTTGCTTGTGAATTTACAGGGTCAGAAACTTGAATTTGCATCATTGCTAGATAGTTATCCAATTCATTTTTCGCGTTTTTCGCTTCTTCAATTTTCGCTTTTGCATCTTCATATTTACCGCTGTTATTAAACCCTTCCGCTTTCGCTTTCAAATCTGCAACTTTTTGTCTTAATTCTTGTTCACGTTTATCCATTCCGTATTTCCTCCTTTTTTTGGCACAAAAAATAGACCTATAGCTCTAACAGGTCTAGTGCATTTTGTATTTTTAATTGTTCGTTATTATCCTTCTTTGAAATAGAAGGAGCCTTTGCTACAATCTTATTTGGTGTTTTTTGATATTTATCAAAGTAATCACTGCTACAAGCTGCGACTTCTTTTGCTTCCACAACTTCAATATTGAAGTATTTTTCAGCTTCTTCACCACTTAACCAGGTCTCAGCATCTACTAATTGCTGAATTTCTTCAATTTCGATACCTTCTTTTAAGTTCTCTTTGTATACATTCATGATTCCTGTCTCGATGTTATCAAGGTCCTCTGCTGCTTTTCGTAAATCAATTGCATTTCCAGCTGCATATGTCCAGGGCTTATGAATCATTAAGAAAGCGTTAGAAGGGACAACAACACGATCACCAGCCAAGGCGATTACGGAAGCGATAGAAGCTGCAACACCATCCACATAAACAGTTTTTTGCGCTTTATTACGTTTCAACATGTTATAAATAGCTAAACCAGCGAATACAGAACCACCACCACTATTTACATAGATATTTAAATTACTTTTATCATCCAACTGCCCTAAAATATTTTTCACATCATCCGGCATCACATCGGAATCGTCCCATTTCCATCCGGTATTGTTTATGATGTCACCATAAATGAATAGATCAGCTGAAGAATCTGTTTGATTTTTAATTGTAAATACGTCTTTAATCGTCCTCATCTCCCTTCTGTAACACTCCTCCATTAGCTTTTGCCAATTGATATTCGTCTGCGATTTCAATAGATACATGGTTTAAGTCAACACGGTGTTTATCACCGTATTCCCCAATCCCGTCCATATCCTCCAGTTCCAGCACCTGATTAATTGAAAATGCACCAGCATCTAACATAATTTTGTAGAATTCTGCTCGTGATTTAGAATCAGCACGTAATAAGCTTGTTAGGTTAAACTTCAAGTAATATCGTTTTTGCTCATGAAACGAAAATGATTTATAAGAAAACTCTTCTTCATATTGAATAAGAATTGGACTCAATGTATTTTGAATAAAATCCAACGCTTGTTGCTCAATATTGGAGAAAGTAGCACGATCTAACTCATTAATCATGTGCAAAGGAATATTAAAGATATTTGCAATCTCGCCCTTATCAAATTTCATACCTTCAATAAATTGGGCATCTTTTAAAGGCATTCCAACCTTCTCAAATTCTAAACCAGCATCTAAAATGGCTATCCTTTGCGCATTATTTAGACCTGTATTTGCTTCTTCCCAGGCATCACGAAGTTTATTTTTAGCCTCTTTATTTAACGGTTGTTCTGTTTTTAATATCCCACTATGCGCTGCCCCGTTTGTGAAGAACTTACCTTTAAACTTTTGAGCTGCTTGTGAGCTCCCTATAGACTCTCTTGCAATTTGAATAGGAGGTTTCCCCCTTAAACCATCAGTAGACAATGTAGTAAGATGGATTATGTCATCATCAGGTATTTTTATAGGTGTACCGTCTGGCAAACTCGTAAAATACCATAGTTTATTGGTCTTTAAGTCCACAGTGGGCGTTGTAACAGCCGGATTTAATACCCATAATTCTTTTGGTCTTCCATCCACACCCCAATGAATATTAATATAGGCGTTTCCCCATGTATTACGATGTGTTTCAATTAAATGTTTAAATTTAAATGGGCTTTGATAAGGATTTGGTCTTCTTTCTAGAACAAACGATACTTGATGTGCCTTATCCCGTTCTCTTCCCTTCGCTGTCTTTTTAAATGTTTGAAACGGAAGCATCGCAACACTATTTGCAAGGATGTTAATACACCGATAAACCGTCGGAACACCTAAAGAGGACTCAACCGTTACCTTTTCACCGCTTGCGGCTTGATAGCCAAATAAACTTTTAAACCAGGGAGAAGGATTTTTTAAATCTGTCGTATCCTGATTTCTAAATAATTGCCGAAAAATCAAAAAT